GGACGAACAAAGAGAATATAAAATCTCTTATCAGAAAATATGGAAGAGACAGCAATGTTGTAAGGGTTCGTGTCGATGGGGAATTTCCGGAACAGGAGGACGATGTGTTCATCCCTCTGGCATGGCTGGAAAATTCCATCAGGACAGAGATGGACGAGGGCACAGCAAAAGCTTTCGGAGAGTACATTGATGAGAAAGGAAATAAGCATACGGACCGTAGCGGTGTACAGATGATAGATATCGGTTGTGACGTTGCAAGGTTTGGAGATGACAAGACAGTTATTGGCTATAAGATAAATGAAGTTGCAAAAATTTATAAAAAGAAAAACGGTATGGATACCACATGGACGTCTGGCAATATTGCCAGACTTTTTGTTGCGTTGAAAGACCTGTACCGATTCCAAAAAGATATTTATGTAAAGATCGATGACGGCGGTATTGGCGGCGGAGTTACAGATCAGTTAAAAGCGATCAAAAGATCTAATCCGGAATTGTATGCCAACATGATCATCAAGCCGGTTCATTTCGGAAGGCCGATATCACACAAGTTTTATTATGATACCACCACCTATATGATGGGGGTCATCAGGGAAATGATCCAGCCTTTCGATGAGGAGGGGCATCCGAGAAAACCGACACTGATCCTTCCGAGCGACAACGATCTTTTCGCTCAGCTGTCGTGCAGAAAGTATGGATTTGTTGGAGCAAAGATAAAAGTGGAAAGTAAGAAAGAGATGAAGGAAAGAGGGCTTCCCTCTCCGGACGAAGCAGATTGCATGTTATTGACATGCTTCCCGACAAAAAGAAAGGGGCAATAAATATTGAATGATGGGAAAAGAGGTATCAGTGTCACAGTGATCGAGGCTGATGGGGATACGGAAGTAAGGCCTGTGACGAAAGCGGAGAGTTCCGTACAGCTTAATGAAGAGGAAAAAATGTACGCCAATGACTGGCCGGAGCCGGAACTTCCGCTGGACGGTTTAGGGGAAATCGTGAAAAATTCTTCGATCCTTCCGCAATGTTGCCGGGCATATAAGAGCAATATCGCAGGGTATGGCATCGGGATTAAGTACAAAGAAGACGATCAGGAGGAAACGAAAGAAGCGCTGGCAGAGTGGAGAAAGCTGGAAGATATCTTAAACCTGCTCACGATCGACCAGGACACAAAAGAAGTGTTCGAGGATATTATCGAAGCACGGGAGAAATTCGGGATCGCCTATTGTGAAGTGATCCGCAACAATGCCGGTGATGTTGTCCAGATAGAATTTGTGCGGGAAACCACCTATATGCGCAAAAGCCGTCCGCAGAAGGACTTTATAGAGGTAACATATTTTTACAATGGGAAAGAGATACAGCGTAAAAAACGATTCCGGAAGTACAAGCAGAGCATTGGCGGGACCACCGTGTATTATAAAGAATTTGGAGATCCCCGGCATATGGATTACAGGAACGGGAAGTATGCCGATGATATCCCAAAAGAATACCGGGCGAATGAGATTATTGATTTTACCATAGGCACGGATACCTATGGAGAAGTCCGGTGGATAGGGCAGATACTTGGATGTGATGGTGCAAGACGCGCGGAAAACCTGAACAATAATTATTTCATTAATGGCAGGCACATCCCTCTTGCAATCGTGGTCAAGGGAGGAACCCTGACTGATGAAAGCATCAAGCATATCAGGGAATACCTGAATGGGGTGCGGGGCGATAAGGGGCAGCACTCGTTTCTCTTATTGGAGGCGCAAAATAACGAGAGTTCCTTTGAGGAAAAGATGCCGGAGGTGGAAATGAAGGATCTTGCTACTATCCTTCAGAAGGACGAGCTGTTCCAGGACTATATTGACAACAACCGCCGCAAGGTACAGTCGTCCTTCAATCTTCCGGATCTGTATGTGGGCTATACTACTGATTTTAACAGGGCGACAGCGCAGACAGCAATGGAAGTCACAGAGAAACAGGTGTTCCAGCCGGAGCGGAAGTCTCTGGCATGGACGATTAATAACCGGCTTTTGAACGGGTATCATTTCCAATACGTGGAGGCTGAATTCCTTGCTCCGGATATCACAAACCCAGATGACCTGTATAAAATCCTGACGGTTGCCGAGAAAGCTGGCGGTCTGCCGCCAAACAAGGCGAAACAGGTGGCATATGAAGCACTTGGAGAGACCGCGGAAGATTATGAAGGAGAATGGGGAGAAATTCCGGTGATCATGCAGCAGAAGCAGGCGCAGGCAGAAGCGGCAAAGCAGAACCTTATGGCGCAGCTGAACACACAGATTGAGAAAGCACAGAAGAATGATGAACCGGATCCGGTTGTGTCCGTGTTGAAACAAGTGCGTCATCTTTTGGCTGAGATAAAGGAGGGGCAGGAGAAATGAGATTGAACGTCCGGCCGTTGATGGACGCAATAGAAACATACATCCGTAAGTCCAATGATGAGCTGGAAGATACACTGGAGGAAGAAGGATATATTTCTCCGGCAGTTGCAGTGGTGGCCATAAACCGCATTGAGGACTGTATTGCAACCGCTTACAGGGAGCAGGCAGAAAAGATACTGAAAGGGATTGAAGCCGCCGACGATATCGAAGACTTTGCTTATGAGATATGGCCGGATATCCGGGATGAAAATAATCTGATGAAAGCTCTTAAAGAAATCTTTGAACCAGAGTTTACAGATTTGATGCACTCGTTTACAAAGAGCTGGCTGTTGGAGGAGGCTCCTGATCTGGTGGAGGATGACCGGGTCAGCAGACCCGCTTTGCAGTTTGTACAGGACTGGAGTACGGAACTATCGCGCCTGATGCAGCTCTCCAGCAACGATCAGATTGAAAATATCCTGAAGGAAGCTGTGAATGAGCATTTATCCGTTCAGGATGTATCTTTGAAAATATCAGACAGCGGGATAAGGGACGAAGGGTATCGGAGTCGGAGAGTGGCGCTTACCGAGGTACTGCGCATAGAATCTTACTCTCAGCTTGAGTATATGAGACAGGATCCGGCGGTAGAGAAAAAAGAATGGTTCCATACCGGATCCCACAAAAATAAGCCCAGACCGAATCATGTGGCAATGAACGGGCAGAAGGTGGGGGTAGATGAGCCGTTTGAACTGAAAGGAAAAGATGGGGGGACTTATTTCCCTATGTGTCCAAGGGACACGGGTCTTCCGGCATCGGAATCAAACAACTGTCACTGTCTTATGAAGCCTATCAGGAACAAGAAAATCCTTGGAATGTCTACAGAAGAACGCCGGGAAATGCGGCAGAAATATATGGACGAAGTAGACGCTGAATGGGAAAATAAAATGGCAGCCGAGGAAGAAAGCAAGATCAAATGGCCGGAGAAGGGTGAAACAATATCTCCTGAGCAATTCAAGGAGGTAATGAGGTACGCCAGAGAAAAAGACGTTCGTATATCGGGGTTCAAGCAATTTGATGGTGACATTCAGACGGTGAAAGATTTGGTGGATGACGTAGAGGGGATTGCAAAGGATTATCCGCTGATCAGAGAAGGGAAGAAACCCGTAACCATTCATCTGGACGAATGGATTGATTCTAATGATTTTGCGGTTACGAGGAATCACGTAATCTGTATAAATGCAAATGCGTATCGCGATACTGTGAAATTGGCGGAAGAATATCAAAAACTGGTTGACGCAGGTTGGTTTGTAAAAGGGACTGATTATCGTTCCATCATACGGCATGAAATCGGGCATGTGATAGAATACAAGTATGAATTAGATGGATTGGAGGCAGTGAAGAAAATTACAGAAACTAAATCCAATATGGAGGCTTTGAATATTGTGAAAAAGGAGCTTTCTGAATACGCAGCATTGGTTGATCGGGAAATTGTATCCGAGAGTTTTTCTGGTGCCTATTCATCTGGAGAAAAAAATGAATTTGCGTTGCAAGTGATAAATTCCTTTGGTATAATTCAAGAAAAGGAGTGATCGTAATGAGAGCACCTACTTCTGAGGAAAAGGAATCTATGTATTGGTGGTCTAATGAGAGCTGGTACAGGATCAACAAAGAAAAAGATTGTTTTGAACTGACGGATGAAGCGCCAGAAGAAGCAAGAGAGAGTTTTGAGTTGTATTGTAAGATACAGCGCCGTTATGAATAGAGGGGGCGGTCAAAATGAGATGTCCGACACCAGAAGAAATCCAGGATGGTCACCCATGCGTAGAAAAGTACAAACAGTTTTAAGAGCATTCGTCGAATAGCGGCGGATGCTTTTTT